TATAGTTCCATCAATTTTATAAGCAGGATCTGCATTAATACTGTTAGTTGTTAAATTTAAATCTTGATTAAATGTCCAACTATTAGTTGCGTTTATCCAAGAAAGTTCTTTGTCACCGTCTGACGATTTTAAAATAAGGCCGCCGCCGTCAATTACTGCATCAGCACCAACTGTACTATCATCTTGTATGCCTAGTTCTATATTCTTATCTTCAACACGTAAAGTTGAAGTATTTAAGTATGTTGTATCTCCTGATACTAGTAAGTTTCCACCTACTGTTACATTTCCTGAAAATTTTCCAGCACCAGTAACGTCAAGCTCAACTGTTGGTGTGTCAGTAAATATACCAACTCGTTTACTTGTTGCATTAACAAGTATTCCTGAGATGTAAGCATTACCTTCTCTTACTTTTAGATTAATATCTGTATTAGCTTGTTGAGCTTCTAATTCTATTTGATTAGTTGCTGAATTAAATTTAATAATGCCGTATTCAACATCACTAACGCCAATTGCTAAACCAAGTGGGTTCTTAATAGAAAGTTTACCTGTAGTTTGTGTTGCACCAACTGCACTCATAAAACTAGCTGTATCAAAAGATACGCCTGCATCATTAACTAATGCCTTTGCTGACGCAGCTGTACCCCAAAATGTAAACGCATTACTAACAGGATTAAAGCCATTTTTAAACAATTGTCTTTTTGGAGTTTGTGTATCATTTGTATCTTGTGGATATCCTGGAATACCATTTACAAGTTCTACATAGTACTGACTATTAGCAAATACACCAACAAGCAATCCTCCTATATACAATTTTAAGGCAGTTTTTGTTTGGTTAACAGAATCAATAACTGATTGTACTTCAAACCCTGTTTTTTGTTGTCCAGCTTGATATTCAGGGCCAACTAATACTAAGTCAGTTCCGTCATAAAAGTGTAATTGATTATTTAGACTGTCTATCCAAAGGTCTCCTGAAACCATTGTTGGTTGGACTGCAGAAACAATAGGTCCGCCTGCAGCTTTAAACGTTGTTCCGTTGTACACTTGCAAACGTTGGCCTACAGTATCAAACCATAATTGACCAGTTAATGGTGTACCTGGTGAAGTAGTATTTGCAAAGTTTTCTAACAAAGCAATAAAGTTTTCATTAAACGCTTCACCAAATCCTGAATAATTTCTACCAACAAGTGTTAAATTACTTGAAGATATATCAACTTGGCCGTCTACGAGATCTACTAGTAAATCTCCATTAGTTTTATTAATTCTATAACTCATTTATTAATTGCTCCTGCCAGTGTAGATAATGTAATTAATAATCAAATGTGGATTCATTAAATCTAGTGACTGCCCAATTGCCGCATCAGATTCAATTCCTCCACTGTTTGGCAAATACTGGCCTCCAGAAGCAACTGATGGACCGTCGCCTCTAAATGCGCCAGTGTCTGTTGTCGGAGCACTTAAATCATTAATAGCATAAAACTGTGTAAGGGCATCGCCCTTCATATCGTGTTTGTGATCTGGTAAATTAGCAACATCAATTAATGTAGTTTCTTGTCCATCCTGCGACCCTATAACATCCGCTGACTCAGCAGTAATAACATTAGCACTTGATCCGCCCATGTTATCTTTACCAACTGCTGTTCTTCCTCTTAAATCAGGAACTTTAAAATAACCAGTTGCTACTGAAGCAATAGCACCAAAATTATATCCTACTGCTTCAAATAATAAAGCATAGTCAGAAATTCTATATTCAGATCCATCACAAAGTAACCAAGTTTCCGGAGCAGTGTTGCCACCGTATGCCATCATTACCCCTGCTGGGTTAGTTGGAACTGCTTTAAATAAATCTGATCTTGTTATTTTTGCAAGACCAGTTGCGCCAGTTACTCTGTTTAACAAAAATTCATCATCAGCTTGTGACGAAGTTAGTGCCGACTTGCCTCCAATAATAGTATTACTAATAGTAGAAGTAAATGTTTTTGTTGTTCCGCCAGTTTGTCCATCAAATATAAACGCTGGAGAAGTAACATCTCCAGTTAATTGGAATGTAGTTGCTGTAGTTATTTTATCTGCAGAGCCTGCTCTACCAGAAACTGTACCACTTACATTACCAACTAAGTTGCCAGTAAATGCTGTAGCATAAATATTTTTCCATTTTATTGCATTAGTACCTAAACTATATGCATTATGTACTTTTGGCATTAAGTCTGTTAACGATGAAGTTCCTGCAACATCTAGTGTACCGCCAATCCATACATTTTTTGCAACACCAGTTCCGCCTTTAACTATTAAACTACCTGTGCTTATAGTTTCACTTTCTGTGGTAGAATTTATAACTGCTGTACCACTAGCTTTAATATTTCCTGTAACATCTAATGCTTCGTCTGGAGCAGTGTTGTTGATACCTATTCTTAAATTTGAATCAATTCTTAATACTGTTGTTAGTATACCGCTATTCTTAACACGAACATCAATATTTGATCCTTCAATTTGATGCTGTATAACTCCTGCACTACCTTCAACTCCAACATTTAATTCTGCATTTAGACCGTAGTTAATACCTGAATTATTTTGAACATTGATTGGATAATTAGTTGTGCTTGTTAAATCACTTCTTAAAAAGTTTGCGGCACCTACTTCTGTACCTGCTACTACTAAACTTTCTGCTTTTTCAGAAGTGCCTCTATATTTTAAAAAGCCTGCGCCAGTAATATTAAGACTACTTAAATTAAAACCAGTTGATATTACTGTAAATCCTGGAATTGCTGTTTTTGGAGTGAATGTCGATGTTGAAATGATTGCCGCTGGTTGTGATAGCACATCAAGTCGAATAACTGTATAAGAAACATTATCAGTTCCAACTATTGTTGATGGTGTAATACCAGTTGATAAGCCGTCACTAAATTCAGGGCCAACTAGCACCCATCCTGAGCCTGAAAACAAATATAATTGTTGGTTGTCAGTATCAACCCAAAGATCGCCAAGTTGTGAAGCTGCTACTTCCGGTGCCGAAACTGCTTTTTTAATGCCAGCAGCTGATATCCAATTTGTTCCGTCATATACTTTAAGTGTTTCTTCTCCTACTGTATTATCATACCATAATTGGCCTTCAACACCGTTACTTGGTTGCGTGTTAAATGCAAAATTTTCTAATAAATGTAAAAAGTTAGTAGCAACAGCTGCACCATAAGCAGTAGTGTTTCTACCAGGTATCTGTAAAGAAGTTTCTGTATTTAATGTAAGATCTTCTACTACAATAGTACCCTTGTTTGCAGCGTCTGTATATGATATTGTATATGCCATTTAATTACGCCTCATTAAAACCAGTTAAACTTTGTACTCTAACTGTATAATCTATTTGTATAAGTCTATTAAGCGACTTTTGTACAGGGTGAAAAATAACATGAGTAAGAAGTCGTCCAGTTCCGCTTGCAGAATATGCTTTAAGACCTAATTCGTCAAATACATATAAGTTTGAGCCATCTGTTGCTGTGTCGTATGCATCTTGGCCGCTTGGTTCACTATAGTCTAATAAACATGATACTAGCACATCAGTATAATTTGTGCCGCTTACATGCCTTGTTTCTATTTTATTTCTAACAGGGTCTAAATTATTTACACTTCTATCATCAATAACCTTTGTGTGAGTTTGATTATACAAACTGGCATTGGTGCCTGTTGAGTTCGGAGTTAAATATGTAATAATTCCGGTTGGGTCAACACTAGTGCCACCGTTACCAAAACTCATTTCATATATCCATCCAGTTCCGCCATTACCAATGCTTTCAGCAAGGCTTAAACTCATATTTTCATAATGAATTGCATTGCGTTTATCAATGTACGTATGATTTGATTCTGGGTCATGAATCTTAATATGTCCCTGAATTAAAACTCCGTTCATATCATTAAAATTGTCTGTCATATTGTTTTCCCTGTCATTGTATTTATCGCGGTAAGTCAACACTTGTAGCCCTTAAGAATCTACCAATGTCTGAATCTGCTTTACTCATTGGAGTTCCTGGTACTGTCCATTGTTTTCCTTGTTTTCTTATAATAATAATGTTATTACCTTCTTTTAATTCAGTTTCTGGGTCGTTAACTGTTATAGTTAACGTATTTCCGCTAAGACTAAATTCTGCTGGTAAAGTTATATCGCCTTCTGGAGAATCCTGTGCAGTACTACTAGTTATTACGCCGGCATTATCTTTACTTTCAAACTTATAAGAAGAAATTGCTGTTTTTCTTAGTCGCCTTCCAGCTACAAAAACTTCAAACTCGTTAACTCCTCCTGCACCTGGAACAAAATCTAACTCAAAAGCATTACTAGTGCCGTCTGCTGTAAATGTTGTGGTTAAAGTTTCATCTTTATATGGCATAGAAGCTTCAATACTTTGATCGTAAATTTCAACTCCTGAACTATGTAAATTAGGGACTCCTGTTCCTAAAGTTCCTCTTTGTAATTGTTTTAATAAATTACCATCTTTAATTCGATATTCAATTCTTTCGCCATTAACCCATATAACTCCAGGGTACTTAGATGCTACTGCAACTTCTGTTATTCCGTTTGCGTTAGCAATCTCAATAGTTTTATCGTGTTGACGTAAGTCTTTTGCTAAAATATAATTCTTTTCGCCGTCAATTCTCTTATAATGTGTTTTATTGAGCATATCTTTAAATTGGCGCCATCCAAACTTAGTTATATTTGTAGGATTTCCAAAATGTAATACTTCAATCCTATCACCTTCGTTTAGATTATTAACAAGTTTAATATATGAGTTATCTTTAGTAACACTATAGTCAACATCAGCAAGCAATAATGTACCATTTAATATAACCCAAACATACTTTGAATCAACTGCTGTAGTTCTTAGTTTAAATAGTCCTGCTCTTAAATTGTTTAAAAAGTAATATGCTGTAGATCCTTTAGTAAGAGGAGTATCTTCTCTTACAGTGTAAGATTCTCTTTCAAACTTTTGGGCAATACTATTACTAAACTGAAATACTCTTATACGAGTTCCAACTGGACGAGCAACTTCAAACGAACAAATAGTTGGTTGTGGAACAAATACTTGTGATGCTTCGCCTTGGTTTTCAAAATATCCAAATCTATATTCACTTTGTTTAATTATATAAACTAGTAACTCGTCGCCGGCAACCCCGATAGTTTCAGCTAGTTGCACAGTACTTCCAATTTGTTCGTCTAACGGAGTATCACTATCAAACGCTTCAGCACTAATAAATGACCACTGTGTTGAATATTCTAGCAAAGTGCCGTTAAGATAAACTTGTACTTCTGAATTAGTTAAAGTCCCAATTGGTATTTGCCAAAGATCTAATTTATATTCTCTTTCTGCTGAAACTGTAAATGACTGGTTGTAACCAGAATGTAATATTTTATCTCCAAGTTGTACAAGTGTATGAATACCTGCAGGACCATATGAAAATGGAGCTTGGCTTAATGTTAATCTATCATTTACACCGTCGGCTATAAAGTCATCAACTACAACTTGACTAAACGAATCAAGATCACTACCTTCTCCAATAAATAATGCATATCTAATAACATCACCTGCTGCTAATGGAGATGCTAATACAAGTTCAACATTGTTTGGATGTAATCCTGTAGTTTTCATAAGTGTAGTATCTAATTTAATACCGTTACTAGTTGCAATTGCTTGTACGTTATCAGTCCACCTCATGTTTGTTTCAAAACTGTTTGAACTTCCGTCACTAATAAAGCTGTCAATGTCTAATATCTGTAATCCTGCTACTTCAACAAGGGTTATATTAATTCTTGCGCCGTCTACTGGTGCTATTTCAAAATTAACTGCCTTATTAACATAATCTATAGTATATCCCAAGGTTGAATCATTAGTAGTCGATTCAAGAATATCATTATTAATTTTTACAAATAACGAACTTTCAGTAAATGGTGATTTACCAATATCAAATATTTTTGTTGAACCGTCACCTATGTAATTTCTATTAACAATTATACTACTGCCGCCAGTTGGTCTTTCGAATACTGAAATATCAACAGTATCTAAAACTTGTCCTGGAACAATTTCTTCTGGGCCTTTTGAAGTAGTAGGTGTTACAAAGCCGTCACCATCAATCGTAATATCCTCTGCTTTTAAACCTGTAGCAGTAGTGTAAGCAATGTTGCCGCCTTCAATTGTAGTATCATAGCTTTCTGGATCATTAATAAAGCTACCATCACTAGTAGTTTTTCTAATAATAATAATATCTGTAGAACTTACGCTCTCGTCAATGCCAAGCCCGTCGCCATCAAGGAATATAGTAGTTGTTGTTCCGTTACCTGTAATACTTTGACAGATTGCATTTGGGTTTGTTTGACTACTTGGATAATTAGGATCATCAATTCTTACACCATTTTTATAGATGTTGTAAACTATGCCGTTTTCTAATGCCTTACTTAGTGTAATACTACTAGTAGAACCATCTAACTTAAATACTTCATCTTCATAAGTTGTATCATATGTATCCCACGAGTCGGTATACCAAGGTAGGGCGTCCCAACCAGTAGTGCCACCAAATTCAAAACTCTTAACTTCAACTCCGCCATAATCAATTCCGTCCATTAATTGTGATAAATCTTTACCAAATTTTCCTGACTGTGTATCATAGAATAAATTAATTCTATCTGCAGCAGTTAATAATTCTACTGGTTTCTTATACGTAATTGATATTAACTGGCCAAATTTTGGAGGAACTGTAAACGTAACCCTTCCTGAATATCTATCATACCCCTTTGTAACATCTTTAATATTTGTGTAAGTATATTCACTTTGTAAAGCAAGTTCGCCACCAATATTAATTTCTATTGTATTAGTTCTTAGATCCATTGGAAATATAAGATCAAAAATAAATTTATTTCCAGTACCAGTAAACGTTTCAACTTCAGTAAGTTTAGTTATTACAAATGAACCTGATACTCTATCAAATTTAATTGTTGAATGCATTCCTCTTACTAATCCATTACCAATATATGCTATTAACTTAGCTTGAGTACCACCTTCGGACATAGAACCATTAATTTCTACTATTGGTGGATTCAAATATCCACTTCCTGAAGAAACTAATTCTATTGATTCTATTTTACCGCCACGTCCTAATTTTGCAATTGCCTTTGCTCCAGAACCAGTGTCAGTTGAACTTTGATCTTGTCCTACAAAACTAATAATTGGAGGCTGCGTATATCCGCTTCCTGCATCTGCTATTACAATTGATTTAACTTGGTACGCTATATTATCAAGCCAATTTTTATTTGGATAAGTGGTTAAGTCTGCATTTGTTCCTACAATAACATTATCTATAACTTTTACGTTCTGAGGGGTTATAGATTTAGTAATATCATTCCATCTCGGAGGAAGATCAAAATCAGTAACTAAGTTGCCAGAAACATTTAAATAATTATAATCACTTATATATTCGCGTAGTTTAGATTTAAAAGGTTTAACTTCTTTTAAATATTCTTCGTAACTTGGCAAGTTATCATTTTGGAATGTAATTTTTTTAGATAAATCACCAACGTTATGTTTTGCTTTTATAAAACTAGTTTTAAATGCCCAATCAACTAACTTTTGTTCCGAAAATACATATTTTAAACTTGATAAGAATAAATTATTATACTCAATTGCTAATTCATCAACAAATAAATTATCTCTTAATGCTTTAAGAATTATTCTTGATTCTTGTACAGGTTGTGAATCATATACCTTTATATCATAACTTATACTATCAAAGCCTGAACTTATTCCTGCATTATATAAAGTTGGTAAAAACTTAATTGTTCCGTTTTGTCTACCAACTGTTTTATAACTTATTGTATAATCTATTGACGAAGAATTATCAATCTTTTCTAACAACAGCCAACCGCCAGTTCCAACATTTGAAATTTTAATTATGTCACCTGTAGTATCATCTAGTGACTCTAGTTGATAAGTTGAATCAATTAAATGATCAATCTCAGTAAAGATATTATAACCTTCATCATACCAATCTATGTAATTCCAAAACAATGAAGTATCATACGACTGACTTAATTTTCTTGTCCATTCAGTATTTTTAATATTTCTTTCATATAAGGCCCATTTACCTTGTATAGTAGAATCACTTTTTACAAGAGCAGTAAAGCGTCTAACAAATAACGTAGTATACTGCTCTGAGTATCCACTTCCTTGATTAGTAACTGTAGCTGATATTACTGAACCTACACTGTTTAGTGTTAACGCTATAGCGGCAGGAGTTTCATTTGATCCATAAATTTGTACATTAGGAACAACTTTATATCCTCTGCCTGGATCTGTTATTGTAACTCTAACTATTTTACCATCAACAAATACTGGAGTAAGTGTTGCCTGGGATACTTTAGCAGATCCAACAAATGATAAATCTTGGTAAGTATCTACGGTAATATCAAAAGAACTAGACGTACTAACTGGTATTTCCTGTTTAGAAAGTAACGGAGTAATAATTTTATCATCAATAATTAGATTCTTTAATAATACACCATTTACTCTATCAATAACTTGTTTAAAGGCTTCGTTTTTATTTACAAACCAAGATTGTCTAGGATTGTTTAAAATTCCATATCTTTCTTTAACTGATAGATTAGGATCAGGAACTGTCCGTCCAGCAGTGTCATATCCAATTAAACTATCAAACCATTTTCTTTCAATATCATAATTAGGTTTGCTTGTATCTAATCCAGCTGTAAATAATTGGTATTGGTTATGAATATTAATATTCTGATTTTCTATTTTCCAATACTGAGTGCTAAGAGCAACATCAGTATCTTTAAGTAAACTTTCGCAATTATGTAAAACAAAACTAGTTGGAGTTATAAAGTTAACAAACTTATATCCCATTCCAGCAGGATTATCAATATAGCGGGCTACATTAAAACTGCTTATAGTTCGATCAGCAACGTCTGGAGTTGTTATTTTACCTTTAACCCAATAAAAATATTTTAACGAGAATGTTTGTGATATTGAATCGTATATTCTCTTAGAAGCATATACTGTATCATCATATTTTGTAAGTCCGGTTATACCTTCAACTACGCCGTCATCTGTTATTGCAATTTCATTCCATTCTGATGGAAGTAAAGTAGTTTCAATCCACTCGTATACATCTATAGAATTTCCTGTAAATTGAGTATTCCAAATACTAGAACTAAAAATTGTATTATTTTGATACGGATTTAAAAATTTACACGTTGATAAATCCCACCATAAACGACCAACTTGATCTCTGTTCCAAACATCTGAATTACTAACAGTTACTTCGTCTGTACCAATAGTATAAATTGCTGGATCATAATGTAACTTATAAGAAAGCTCTTGTTCTGCAATTCCAGCAATTTTTCCTTGTAGTGGATCTATATAATCAAGATATGTTACTAGTTTATTTTCTTTAGTATCATATAAAAATAATTTTTTAATTTTATTAAGATCAACTGTTTTCTTAGGATTAGAATGGACTTCCCAAATATTTTTAGTATTTGGTTTTTTATAATCAACAACAGCTCCAACGTTTCCAGCTTCAACTGATTGATTAGGTAATCCTACATATACATGATCATTGTTTGCATATAAATTTGCACCAAAGTTCTTAGGAACTTCAGTAGAACCATCAGTAATATAACTTAACGTTTGGCCATATACTAGCGTATCATCAATATTTTCATATACATAAACTACTCCAGTATCTATGAACGTCTTTGCAAACAATGTAAAATTATTATCAAACGTAGTAGCTAAAGCATCAAACGTAGCAGGAGAAACTATATCTGCATTTTTTGATGCTATTGCTAGTATATTATTACTAAACGATAACGTATTTCCAAATAACTCTACAGATTCATTAGATCTACTATAAAGTGTTTGTGATAATTCAAAGAATCCAGTAGTTTTACTTTTTACTAAAATAAAAACTCTACCTTGATCATTTGTAACTTTTGTTGGATCTTCATCTGTACGCTTTACTTCTGCTTGTGGCTCAGAAATAGCTATCATATTTCCGTCGCTGCTAATATCAATTGATCCGCCCCAATTGGTGTTGTCATTCCAAATATCATCTTCATTAACCGGTAAATCTGTTTGGGCAATAGTTTGATGCCTTTGGAAATTTCCGTTATTATTTCTATAAACAACTACTTGTGCCGGAGTAGTACTATTATTTTCATACTGTGCTAACCCTATTAATACTTCACCGTCTTTAGATACTGCCATTTTGTTAAAATTAAACAAGCTACCTTGATCAAGAACAGTACTAGGATCAGCACTATCAAATAATGGCAGTATTTCTTTATCATTAGGAATATATCCAATGTAATCTATCGGAGTTGTTTGTTGCGTCCATTCAGCACCATTAAATATTCCAGGGGAAAGATTTGTATTTGCTTTAAATATACTTCCATTAATATATACAAGGTCATTAGTTTGATAACTTAGAGAATCTGCAAATTCTCCTTGGAATTTCTTATCTTTAGATAATTCCCAATTCCATACATTTCCTTCTTCGTCAGTACCGTAATTAACAAAATACACTCTACCCGGTATAAAAGTACTGTCGTCAAGTGTTGTACCAGATTTTAGAAATTCTCGGTTAGTTTTAAAATTTTGCCCTGCACGAATAAAGAGTTTATATAAATTGTTTAACTTTGATAGTTTAACATCTGAACCAAAATAAAAGTCATCACCTTGAACACCTGGTCCAATATACGAATTAACATACGAGAATATATTAGATCCTACAGTAGTATAAATAGAAAACATTCCTTGATGGAAATGCTGTCCTGGATCAGCTAACTTCACTGCTGGAATGTTATATACGTTTATCCAGTCATTATTTGTAACTGATGGAATATTTGCAGCTACCGGAACGCCTGCAACCGTGTCCGCTTGATAAAACCAATATTCAAAATTGTCAGAAGCACTATTCTCCCAAGTAGTTGGTGTACGACCAGTTACTGGTATATTTCTTCCTGCGTCAATTACAAGAAGTTTTCCTATACCTTCTGAATCTAATCCTAAAGATACACCATATATTTCTCCCATTACACGATCAACTTGATAAATTGGACTTGGATCTAATGGGTCTCCTAAAAATCTTATTTCAGCATTATTACCAAATATAAAACCTTTAGACCAATTTCCAGTAACATTTTTAACAAATACTACTACGTTTAATGCACTTCTTCGCATATATGTAACTTCGGCTTGTGCTCCTGTTGTTACATCTTCAACAATATCGCCTATTCTAGGTTCATAAGGTTCACCAAATAAATTAAATTTAGTAAATTTAAATTTTATATATCCGTCCCATAACTCAGTTACAGTTAAAGTTTTAGTAAAATCTGTGTTTAATAACCCAATTGCTTCAGGATTGTTACCAGTGCCATCATATCTTAATAAAGATGGCATATAACATTTAATTGTATCTGCTGGCGACAATGTATCTGTAAGAACTTTTGGTGCTCGCATTACAAAAAGACTACTTAGAAACGGATCAGTTGAACCTCCTGCTCCTGGTAGGCCTTGATAACTTAAACTAACGATTTCACTAGCTTTAGTATTTTCACTATCTACAGTAGCAGTTTCGTAATCTCTAGAATTATAATAATACTTGTTTGATACTGAACTATCAGTAATTGCATCTTGATATACTAGTCCGTGACCTGCATCCGAAGTAGTTACTGAAGATACTTGATAAGTTACAGGAACTGCTATCATCCAATAACCACCATAGTAACTATCAACATCAATTGTTTCTGAAGGTGCAGCAGTTGTATATTCTCCAACAAAATCTCCGCCAAATAAGAATAGACTATCAGTTTGAGCAAAAGATCCAGATATGTTGTTAAGGTAAATTCCAAGACTTCCGTCAACTTCGAATACATATGCAACTGTGCCTGTGCCTGTTTGAGTGCTCACTGTTGAACCAACTGTTGGTTGATTAGTAAACGAATTAATCTTAAAAATTAAATCTACTTTTAATTGAATTGTATGTTCACCAGTAAAGAAACTTGAATTTAACGCTGTCATTCCGCTGCCAGCAAATGGTTCAAGTGCAGTATATGATGTTTGATTTTGATTAGCTATTGTTTTAGTATTCCACTTTAATTTAATACTATCATTAATATCAATACCAGCGTACATAAATTTAGGCGCTCTAACTAATACATGGTTAGTTGTTATATTAGTAAACGGATAATTACCAGTTAGTAATATATTTATTTTTTGAGATTGTTCTGTTATATTACCAATTGTTTCACTAGTTTGAACTACACTAGTAAAACTTGAAAACTGTACATTATCAGACTCTGGAATAATTGCTGTTGTAGCTTTCCATAATTTGTTGTTATAGGAAATAATATCGTCAGCTACATACGCAGTTGTTTCGTTATAAAATTGTTTATAATTTGTTCTTACTCTACTAGCTGAAGGAGATCCAATAATTAAAAACTTTCCATCATCTGATAACTCTATACTCTCTCCAAATTTTTGTAAATCAGGAGATGTTAAAGAATGGTATGATTCATTAAATATTTCAGTAGACGTATGAGCAACAATAACTCTATAAAAATTATTATTATATTTTACTATGTCGTTAATACTATATAGTAATCCTTCATAAAATCCTTTATAAGAGTCTGCAATACCGGTAGGAGCAAGTATTGTTTGTGTTAATAGATAGTTGCTATTTGACGAGGATCTTTGGTATACATAAACTTTGCCATCGTCTTCGTGTGGCGAACCAACAACTAATGTAGTATTAGATGCATTAGTTGATATTGATGATGCAAAATCTAAACCAGTTAAATCTGTATCACTACTAACTTCTTGTAGCTTTGTAAATGCTTGTGTATTTTCGTAAACTTTCCAACCGTTACTATCTGCTGAGTCTACCCAAAATTTAGATTTTAAATTTGCTAACTTTTGTGCAACAACGTTTAAGGTAGTTAATGTGCTTGTTCTAACCGAAACTAGTTTGCTTAATCTACCAACACAGGTTTCAATATCTTCTATTGCTTCAGAAGATATAAATGTAATTTTTTCTAAACTTATAGATTTAACTTTAAAAAATGCACCAATATTTGCTTTAGAAGTTTGAGCACTTGCAAATGAACTATCTTCAGTACTTAATGTTGTAGAAAGTAAATCATATACGCCAAATATTTCGCCAGGTAAAATATTCTGTGGTGTTGAAGTTAATACTACTGTAAACTCAGTTTCTCCACCAACAACACTTTCAATATTAAAATTAGTATCGTCGTGTCTATAAATATTCCAAGTTAATTTATCATTGCCTACCCATATAAGATTTCCTCGGTTACACAAAGAAAAGTCAATATTTAATATTGCATCATAATCTTTAACAACAAAGTTTACATCTTCTTGGTTAACATATCCGCTGTCTTGAACATATCCCTGCTCAGGAGCAATATATTTTTCAGGAAACGGAGCATGAGTATATTTTTTTGGTTTTAAATAAGTTTCGTATGGCTGGATTCTATATATTAAATCTGTTTCTTCTCCAGTTACGCTTTTTACTAATTCTATTGGTTGGGGTGAAAGTCTAAATTTTGTTTCATCTAGTTTGTATTCAACTTCGTCAAATCCATCAGAAGCGCCATATTGTCCACTTTTAATTGCCCATTCTTCATAGAATTCTAAACTATCTTTATCAGCATTTCCTAATACATCAAACAACTTTGTTAACGCATTTTGAGTTCCTTTATCTTGGATAAATCCTTGATAGAACTTATATTGGCTAACATCGTCATTAATAATATTTTCTAAATATTTTCTTTTCTGATAACCAATTAAGTGTTGTGCCATCCTCTGTTGTTCTGCATCAAAATTATCACTGTCTAAATCATAAAAGTCTGCAAACTGGTTAGTTTTATATTCAAAGTTTGGTGTTAGTCCCGGAGTTGGTTTTTCATCTAATCGATTCCAAAAAGATGGATTAAACGTTTGTGTTCCAGGAACTTTTTGACTTGCAGTGTAATAAAATTCTTTTTGTTTAATAATATCACCAATAAAATAATCCTTGTTTGATTCCCAATTAGTTATTTTAGCCTGATCGTAAACAAATCCTTCAATGTTAAGACTGCCGTCCCAGTTTGCTGTTCTGTACCCAAGGACTTTTATTCGTTCTTGTCTATACCCAGGCTCTAGGTCATATATAGTATCATTAAATACTGTTTTATTATCCAACAATACTACATGTTCTTTTTGTACTAACGGTAATTTTATTGCATATATACCATCAGCAGTGTTCTTAGGCGTTAATATAAATTCATTCGGGTCTTGTCTATTAAGCTGAACAAAATCTTCTGTTAACTTTTTGCCGTCAACTTTAACAAGTGTGTATCCGTAAAATGTATCAAAAATATTATCAACAACACTATAATCAGATTTAAATTTTAATTGCGAAGCACCCGGACTTACACTTATTAAAGTACCGCTGGCCCAATTATGTAATGTCCAATATGCAAACTCTTTTGCCGATGTTTGCCAATCGTCTACTACACTTTCTTCTTCTCTATAGTTATCAAAAACAAATCCAACAGACTCTAAATATTTTCCGTATCCTTGTAAGAAGTCGGTTACTTCTTCAATAGTTTTTAAAATAGTACCATATGGAAGTTCTAAAGGAGCATACGTTGCATACTCTTTTCTTAATGTTATTTCTCTGCCGCCTCTAATCGGTAATGACGGTAACCTTGCAAAATTATCTAAATTAAACACATCAGCAGTATGAGATTTTGTTACTCTATAAAACTGTCCACTGTTTTGAACTACTACTCCTGTTGAATACGTTCTTCCTGCTTCAAACTCTATATAAGGATCCGAGGCGCCGCCAATAGTAACAACAATATCTTTATCTCTAGGAAGTACTGGAAAATATTTAAATATCGGTGATGTGTTATCATAACCTTTAATTTTATAACCATTTGACTTTCTTTCAATCATTACTCCGCTATAAGAAATTGTTTTTACCGGAGAACTTTTATTAAGGAAGATGCTATAATTTTCTTCTGGAACAAATACATTTCCTTCATTAAGAGGCGTTCTACTATCTAAAATTAATTTAAATTTATTCTTATCAGTATACCCAGCAATTTTAAATCCTATTTGATTTGTAATTGAAGTTAAGTCTAGTTTATATTTAGAATATCCTAAAACAACGTTAGATGCCATATAACCTGCAACATAATTTATTAACCCAGAAGTATAAACTTGAGTAGAATCTAAATGGGTATTAGGAAAAATTAAACTCTTTAATTTAATTTGATTATTATCAGCTTTGTATATAATTTGTTTTGTTAAAGTTCTAACTTGATTAACTCTATCAAATCCAGTAGCTAACACTTTAGACGGTTGATTTAATGTCCAGCTTGTAATTAAAGAAAAAGGATATTCACTACTTCGGCGCCAGGCAGTTTCAACAGGTGAATAATCACCAAATTTAAATGAATCATTTAACTCACCCGAGTTAAAATTTTGGGCATATCCTGAATCATTTGGACTTAACAAAGTACCATTTTCGTCAACTGGAATGTGTGTTAATAATGTTGCCCTTTTATAATTATTTAAAATCTTAATCTTTTCGCCTGGGGCTCTAACAACACCGTTTTGCAAATCCGTCCATAGAATTAAATTGTCTTTTGTATATGGCGCAGGACCGTACTGTGTGTCCCACCAATTAGGTTTAATCGTAAATCCTATCATTTCCCAGGGGTGTGTATGAGGACGATCTGTGTCGTATGCTTGTTGATACACTGCTCTCCAAAATCCCGGAAGTGTATTTCCGTTAGGCGATGACATTGTAGAATAATTAAATGTCCAAGAATTTAATCTATCATAATAAGAATTTTCAGTATAGTCAGTATCAACTAACGAAGACCACTGTATAAAATCAGCCAACATAGGTGAATCTACAGCTGACTTATTAAAATCAGTAGTTCTAAATTCGCCGCCTTTGAAGCTATCTATATCAAATAACGAAGTGTCATATTTAATTTTTAAATTATTATAAATTCTCTTTTCTAACTCTAATAATAGATTATCTCTAAAATCATTAAATGCTTTTATAATACTACCATCATGTCCTTGAATTACATTTACTGGTGTTTGGTAAGTATTATCATTATACAAACTTGGAACAAAAGAAGGATATAAGCCTAACTTTGTAGGAGTAGGTGGTACATAACTTCCGTTTGTAGTTTCGTATTCGTAAATATCAAGTAAGTCACCTTTAGTTTTAGTTTTTGTAACATTACAAAACCCTTCACTATTAAATGTATAATCTTTACCGTGAACTAACTGCATATCATTTAGATACACTTGCACAGAATTTCTACTTGGAACATCTAAACTAAACACTTTTGCTATAGCAAAATATTGCTGAGTATTATCGTCTACTATATGCGAAGTTCTTTTTACAGATCCTTGAGGAACCATATCTGAGAAAAAGAAGGGCATTGAGTTTATTTTATCTTTATTTATTTCTGCTAAGATTCTATCAACGTGCTCTTTAACCGGTCCTTCCCAACCTAAGTCATTTGCTGTTTGCAGGAATAATCTTTTAAATTTCCCATACTCTCTTCGTGCATATCTAATTGAGGATATTATATTAGAATCTTGATCTAATATACTATACATTGCTAAATTTAATGGAGAACTATGCTTAACAAATCTATTACCAAATTTTGTTATATCTCCTAAATCTCTTAAATTTCCTACACCTGGAAACTTTCCTGAAAAATTAGATAAGTTTTCAACTATACTGGTTACGTGATTGTTTACTTCTCCTAATGTAAATTCATTAACATTATCGTTTAATGGATTTCTCTCTAAATTACTTGGAAAATCATAGTATCCGTTATCATTTTTACTAGCAACAGAAGTTGTTTTAATTATAATGTTGTCACCATCTGTTAATCCAGTTAATGAAGTAAATGCTGGTTTTAAAAATGTAACTGTAGTTAAATTATTAGGAGATATTCCTAATGTGTAATCAACATCTTTAAATTTTAATACGTTATTTAAAAACACCGTTACGTTTAAATCTGCAAGAGCAGCACTATTTTCATAAACATCAATATCAAATATATTAGTAGTATTATCAAACACGTAATTTCTTATTACAGGCTGTGTACTATCAGTTGGTGCTTTAATCCAACCATTTGTATTTGTATATGTAGATATACTTGAATACGTTCTAAGAAATCCTACATCTGTATTTTTGTAGTATAATTCTTCAATATTACGATATTCAAAATAGTCATTTAACAAATTAAAATTAAATGTAATATCGCCTACGTTTGTTATTGTTCTGTATGAAAGAGGAATTCCAACTTCAGTATCTACTGAGCCTGTTCCTTCTTTATAACTAAAAAGTTTATTACCTTTAAAAGTTGTTGAATCATAAATTGTAGCATCGCTATAACTATTGTTATTTTCGTCAAATAATTCAAACAACGGAGGTTGGTTTACTTTAGTTTTTGTTTGTGCTACTTTCCAAGATGTTCCGTTGTAATAATACATTAATCCTTTGTATGTATTACCGTCTGTAATTAACACTACTTCGTTAGTTACTGGTATTGAGTCAGTAACGTCAATTAATGAAATCTGTTTAATAGTTTGATCAACTTCAATTCCGGGGCCATCAAAATTAAAGAACTTAACTTGAAATATTCTTCCGTTAACTAGCTTATCAGGATCTGCTGTAAATAAAATACGCATTCCGTCAATTAAATCTATGCCATCAATATTGTAACCTGTGCTACCTTCAATAGTAGAAAATACATCTTTTGTATAGGTATCTAATAAATTAACATTTTGTTTAATACTAGTACCAAAGTTAAATAGCTTTATGCCCTTTTCAAATTCAATTATTGGACGTTTAGCTCTTGCAGATTCGTCTACATTAATAGGTTGCTCGTTTAATATAGCACTTTGTTCAATAACAGATTTATGAAACCACCTATTGTACCTACTCCATAAATTTCCGTCAATTGCACTACGATTAATTAACATATAATCTCGTACAGTAGGATATCCAATTGCAGTATCAAATGGCTGTCTGTCAAATCCTGCAATATCAAATTGTACGTCTACGTCTTTAACAAATGCACTAGGAACTGTTAGTAAATTTTGATTAACAAGAACAATTTTATCGCCAACTCCTTCAACATAATATTCTCCTGTAGCATATTTTGCTGGCGTTACGTCTCCAATAAAGCTAATTTTCATTCCATTAGTTAAACTAAATCCTTCACCTGTAGTATATGTCTTCTTTCCTAATATTTCAGCATCAATGTCAATTGCTGACGACTCTTCTATATTAGCAACCTTTATTAAACCTGCTGCTTCTATATCATTATCAGCAACATAATATAATGTATCTGGAGTAGTAGCAGTTGGAGTAAATGTTATTGTACCTTTTTCTGTACCCTGATTATCAATTAGCGAATCATCAATTAAAAACGAGTTATCTAAATCACGCTTTGTTCTAAGTGTAAAGGGTAAACCCGGAGTGTCAATATCAAACTTGTATGTAACGCCTCTAAATAATTTAATTGTTGGATTCTGCGTTAATCCATCTGGCGAAAATACATACCCAAAATTATCATCATTGTCAGCAGCTGACACTGTATAGGTGCTAATTACTTCTGTAGATTGTCCTCGTACATTAACAACTTGTGGACCATTAGGTAACCAATAGTATTCTCTAAAATTAACAAACTTGTCCCAGTCAATGTGCGGGTTCCAAGCATAATATTCTTGTTTATTAGTAATACTGTGATCAGAAACCTTTGAGTTAAAGCCTGTTAACTGATTCATGTAATCATTATAGTCTTTATAAAATGTTACATTTCCTAACTCATCTTTAATAATAGTTGCTGGTTCAAACTGATAATTTTTTCTACTAGTTGAAATATCACCAACATAATTGTCATCTTTAGTAAAAGACGCTGCTGTTTCTCTACCAAAATAACCATTAAGTTTTTCAGCAACTCCGGGCTGTATTAATTGGTCTAGTGTACTAGCTAAGAACTTACTGTTAGGTACTGTTCTAAAATACCTAGGTAAATGCCTTTCGCTTTTTCTTTTTGCGTTAGGATCGCTAGTGCCGCTAGACTGATTATTGTCGAATGCCATTTAATTCTTTCCTTGAAATTTATACACTTTTTATTCCAGAAGATACTGTTGTTGTTGCTGTAGAAATAGTTCCACTAGCTCGTAATCTACTTGCTGTAATAGCGTCTATAACGTCGACATTATTAACAGTTGCTCCGCTTATAAAAATTTGATCGCTTTCTGCTTTAATTTCAAATAAGCTGCCAAATGTTTGACTTGTTTGTGTAGGGACAATTAAAAATGTTACTAGGTCCGGTGTAAGTTCAGACATTACGTAGTTTGCCATTTCTGAAAAGAAAAACTTATCGCCAAAGTCCCAATTTTCTAGTGCAAAATATTCATTAATTGCTGCAATAATTCTTGACTTAATGTCGTTATCGTTTAACACAAGATCTGGATTCTTAACCACTTTGAATGATGCTTGCAAATCTGCTGTTGCCTTATTACCAAATAATACTTTGTACGTAACTGGATGATAAATTATCTCATCACTTAATGACTTAATCTTAGATAATTCTGTATTATAAGAAAGAGCTAATGCATCTGAACTTGCTGGTAATGGTTCTTTTGCACTTCCGTTTAAAAACGCTCTAAAATCTGTATCATAACTTCTAGTTAAAATATAAGTATCAATTAAATTACTTGAACTAGGATCAAGTCTTGAACTATCATCTGCACCATGAACATAATAGAAAGATATAGCTTCTCTACCAATTCTTGCTCTGTAATCAGTAGTTTGTACTAATAATCCTAATGTACTATTATAGTTTTTAAACACGTTAGTTGTAGTAAAATAAAATAACTGCCCATTTGTATATGTACTAAGTGGAGATAATAATGCTTCTGAACTTAATATTATTGGATATAATGTTTCAATCTTAATAAAATTATAATCTTCAACACCGTCTGTAGTAGTAACCTTTTCTTGGAATATATATTTTGTTAATGGATTAATTGTTTCATTTACTACAGTGTCAAAAACGTCCGGATCGTCGACTACTCCGTCATCATCAGTATCAAAAAACGATACTTCTATCTTTTTACTATCTACATATCCTTCAGCATCTCTATATTCTTCTGTTAATTCCCAATCATAATCAATAGTAAACGGAAGAGCACTATCGGGTTGAGTGTTTATATTTAAGATACTAATCCTATCCTTAACTATTTTACCAGTTAGGTTATTATAGATTTTGTCGCTAGAGTTAAAATAGAATCGTATTTCTTGATCGCTTTCAAAAATATACCTCATTGCTCTATTTTTAATTGTATACGTTTCGCCGTCGGTTTCAAACAATAACATCCAGCTTGAATCTAATTGTTGGTTTGAAACATCACCAGTTTTACCTGTACTAAAATCATTAGAAGTATTTAAATTATTTTCTGTAATAATTCTCCAAGACTGTGTATCTGTACTATACCGAAGTCCAAATGTTTTATAAGCAAAGACTTGGTCAATTAATTGTGTTGCAACGTCAGTTGCTAAAGTTGCAGACAACCCCGGTCGAATTTCTGATAAACGAGAACCACTAGGAATAACATCATTTAATGATACTGGTCCTAGTCCAGTAGTAGCAACTATAGATCCATCTCCAGTAACTGATGCTATTTTAACCCATTTATAATTTACTACACCTTTTTTACCTTCATAACCAGTTATAGAAACTAAGTCAGTATTAAGGAAACTTTTTCCTACTGGAGGTAAAAACTTAACCATTGTTCCAGGAACTATTAGTTTTAATAACGATGAAGTATACGATCCTAATTGAGATTTTATATCAGCTGAATTTTTAAAATATCCTGTACTTAAATTTGTAGCGTTTGTTAGTTGTGTCCAAGTTACTCCAAGATCTATTGAGGATATTTTAGGAAAATAATTATAATAATAATTTCTAATTTTTTTGTTAACTAATATAGGCTCTATAGTATTAACAATTGCGCCTTCAATATCTGTTTTAGTAGAAAAAGTAAACGTTGTTTTAGGTATTAGTGTTTCTTTATATAATACTCCGTCAGTGCCGTACAAACTAGTTTTACTATATTTTCCAGTAGCGTCTATTAAATCAAAATACCTACTAATACCGCTTGATGTTCTATTAATAGATTTTACTTTAATGATCTCTTGGCTTATTCCCAATGGAGCAATTTGATAATCTTCAGCAGTAACCATTCTATTCTGTGTATAGTATGTTGATGGAGCATTTTGCTTAATACTTGCACTAGTTTCACTTGAAGTTGAGTTATCAACAGTATACTTTAATTCATAAGAAATTGTTAATGTTTCAATTTTATTATTAACTGATAGGTAAGGAACTGTAACAGTTATTCCTCGCATATCGTCTGGTGTAACAATAACTCTTTCATTTTTACTTACTCTATAAAATACACGGAAACTACCTTTTGGTAATTTTCCAAATACTCCGTCGGAAAATATTAAACTAATTCTATCATCTACACGAGTTAACACACTGTAAATATTTTGTATATTTTTATCTAAACTATTATATACTACATTATTACCTTCAACTGCATCAACCTTAGACCATAATTCAACTTCGTTTCCAAAACTATCTAATTTGTATAACCATACATCTGTATTATTAACATTAGTAGCATCAATAGCAACAACTTGGTTAGTGCTAGGAGTGTCTATTGTGAAAGTGCCTTCGTCTATCGACCCTTCTCTAAAATGACTAAAGAATCCAGTATTTGAACTTGCATTTCCTCTGCCGTCATCTCGGTATAAAAATGCAAAGTTGTTTCCAGGGAACGGTGCTTCTTCTTGTATAACAGTATCAACAACATCTGTTGATACAATCTCAAATCTTACACTCCTACCGTCAACTGCTTTAGAAAAGCTATAAACTGGAACTTCGTCATTGGTACTAAGCATGCGATATTGTTGTGTTGGAATACCACTAGAAACATCTTTCTTAATAGGTCTTCCAAACTTTGCATTGGCTGGTAACGTTACATTCATAACTTTTATAAATTGCTCGTACCAATCTAAATTAGTAGGATCATTCCAAACAATTGTCTGCCTGGCTAAATTAACATTATTAGAATCTATAATTTCTTCTGATGTTGAAATACTTTCAATTTTAAGTAATCCGTTTGCAGATTGATTACGTTTAGGATTGTAAGACAGTAAGCGAGCAAGACGGAGAACTGATTCTCTACGCTCTGCTAACTCTAAGTAATTTTCTCTTGCATTTAAATCAATGCGGAATGATATATTTTGACCCATATATGCAATTAAGTCAATTAATGCTAAGTATTCACTTGATTCAATATAGTCATTAAAATCTTCTGGATAATTTTCTCTCAAATAGTTAATCATTGTCCGACGGAGGTTTTCAAAGTCATAACTCTGAAAATCTGCATTACGGAATGACTGGTACACCCGTTTCCAGTCCTCTGCTAATAATAATCTATTTTGTCTATCTGTCGCTGACATATTTTACATCCTTCGTTATAAGTATTTATAGCATCTAGTTAAGTGCGTATATTAAAATTACGACTTTAAAAAGCCTGCATCTTCGTCAAATCGCATCCTTAATGTCTCTGAAATGTTAAACGGAAGATAAGTTATAGTACACTCTATTTGTATTCCTTTTTCATACTGATCAATTACAATACGGTCAACGTTGGTCCTTGGATCACTGTTAACAATTTTTGTAACATTTTGTGTTATTGCTTCTTTCAATGTCTCAGTTAATGGCTCAAATAAAGCGTCCCATATAATTGTTCCAAACTCAGGATTACTAAGTTTTTCACCTTGCCTAATATGAAAATGATTGATTAAATCTTGCTTAATCAAAGATATATCGTATAAACTATAGGAAGCATTGTCAGGATTAACTGTACTCATTCCTCTATATGATGTTTTTGTATTAACATCATCTTTTCTAGCTTTTCCAGGAACAGTAATTTCTGAATATATTTTTTTCTCTATTGTGCTCATAACGTATTTACCTTATTTTTAATCACCCACAAACACATCAGGCGATCCTTGGGCTGTTACTGGTCCGCAGTGAGCACCACCTGCTGACGGGCATAAACTGTCTGGGCTTGCTCCGTCTGGTGTGTGGTTTACTACTAGTAAGTTATTAATAAAAACAGCTTTAGATCCTGCAATTAGGGCGCCTCCGCCGTGTGTATTTGGATCACCGTTGACTGATACTAACAAGTTATTAACGTATACTTTTCCTTGCCCTGCAACTACTGTTGTTGCTCCACACGATCTTGCATCACTATGTCTATGTATAGCCGGCATTATGTTGGTCCAACTTGTTGATTATCAGCTTTCTTTTGTGTAGGAGTTAACGGAGCTACAACACATTTCTTTTTCATAGTATCTTCAGTGGCGGCTTTCTTCTCAATTTCTTTAGCAGTAGCTGCAGCTGTTTTTGAAGTTGTACCCGAAGCTGTTGTACCTTTTGGATTTAATTTGTTTAAGGATATTGGATCTCCTCCGTTAGCAAGATCAGTACTACTATTGCTTGCTAAACTATCTGTTTTTGCCGGAGTGTGTTCTACCGGATCATAATTCTCATGTCCTGCCCATGGTTCAGCCTGTGGTGATCTAAACGGTAAGTTTGCTGTTTCAGCACCAGCTGCAACAGCTGCTAGTGGACCATTCATATCAATCTTAGTAGCAGTTTCTAAATGATGTTTGCTTGTAATATTAGTTGTTTTTCCTGCTGTAATTTTTCCGTCTTCTCCTATAGAAATTTCCCAGTTTTTTGTAGAAGTTTGTCTAATAGTATTACCTACGTTTAAATCAAAATCTTTTCCAGCTTTTTGTCTAATATCAATTCCTGCTGTAAAGTTAATATCTCGTGCTGCTGAAAAGTTGATATCTCTATCAGCGGTTACATTATAATCATTTTCTGTATGCACACTTACACTGTCTTTTGCATAAATGTCAATTTTTCCGTTAGAGGTTAATTCAATCCAAGTTGTACCTCTAGCATTTCCAATGTAAATTAAATCTTCACTGTTGTGCAATAGTATTTGATGTCCTGTCCTTGTTTTTAAACGCACTAATTCGTTTTGTGGCAGCGTTGGATCGCCGCCTGTTTCTTTTTTCTCTACTGAAGTATACTCCGACTTTGAAGAAGCAGGTGATCCTTTACGCAAAAACGAAGCGTCACCGTCATCCATAACAAACGAGGATCCGCCAAGTCTACTAGATGGTGTTTGTGTTTGCTCGCCGGCGTTGCCGTAAGCTATTTTTGGTGCTCCTTTTCGACGATCATATGGCCCTGGCGTACTCATGCCAAACACCATACTAGGAACCTCTCTTCTAGCACTAGATGATGATAAACCTCTAGTATTATCTTCAATTAGTCCTGAATTTTTTAAAATTGCACATGCATCCATGTCGCACGGTTTTATAAATTGTGTAGGATCGCCCCCTTTGTGTTTTTTTAACCTTTTATTGTATTCGCCAACAGGAAGATTTTTTGTTTTGTCCTCTGAATTAAATGTTGTTCCGGCTCTGCCTGGAATCATAAAATTCATATAATCGTCAGGAACACATCCTATCCAATATCCTGCTCCGTGATTACCTTCAACAAATATCACTAATACTAAATTTCCAATGTCAGGCGGCACTGCCCACATTCCGTAGCTTTGTTGAGTGTTTGAAAAACCTTCATTTGCTGTTGTACCATTAAAAGGAGTTACTCCGTAAAAACCTGGAAGATATTTTACTTGAGTAGTTTGTCCTGTAGCTTCAGCATTGTTACCTTCTTCAGTTACTTTTAATAATTCAACTTCTAATCCGCCCATATAAGTCGTATCAATATGACTAATTATCCTTGCTAGATAAGGTCCTGGGTTTCCAGTTAAATCTTTTGAAGTTCTTGTTAGCTGTGACATTTAAAGTTCCTTTATTATGTTCCGGCGTCTATTTTATTAGTAGGAGAACCATCAGTGTATAATGCATTACCAGAACTTGCTGCAATAGCGCCTGCTTCTGGAGTTTTTTGGTCTTGATTACGTCTTCTAACTAAACTTAATGTTTGTTCAAACTTACCATCATTAAAGCTACTTTTTACACCAATACATTGGTAAAGTCCGCTAAATGATTTAGTAGGAGCAGATACTCCGCCAAAATCCATCCAACCATTTTCGCCAATATCAAATGGTGTTCTAAAATTTAATACAATATCAATTTCCGAACTTTGGTAATCCATACTGCCGTCTTTAGTAAGATTTATAAATTCCGTTTCTGCAGCTGTATAATTTCCTACACCTGAATCACACAGCCAGTAAGGGTCGCCCCAGATTTTTAAATCAACTTTAATTAAATCTGCAGGACTATCTAATAATGCACTATTAAATTTTCGAGCAACTTGGGTTTCGCTCCATTCTTGACCACCACCTCCGGTAGTAGTTGAATTATTTTTTATAACATCTTTTACTGTAGGAGATCCTTCACTAGTTGGGTTTGTATCGCCATCATTTTGTTTGTTTACTGCTTCTTTCTCTGCAACAGTTTTAGAAGATTGTGATGCTGTTTTAGAATCTTTTGAAGCTTGGCCTTTTTGTGCGCCAATCCCTACAAAAAATGCACTATCAAATTGAATGTCAAAATCTAATATATCTTTATTTTTACCAGTATAGATATAATTATATTCTTTTGGAGCTTGAGTACGAAGCTGTGCTAAATTTGGGGTTCGTTTAGTTATTGAAGCAAACCGAGAAGCATTTACTTTAAACGGAACTATTCTATATACAAAAGTTTTTGGATTAGCTCCTGTTGCATCAACTGTTTTTGGATCAGAAGTTTCATAAACTTGAGATTCAACTTTAAACCAGTCAACCATATTATATTGATCGGGTTTATTAAGCCGTTCTTTTATGCCACGACCCCACTCACTTGCTATTATTACTTCTTCTATAATATCTTGAACTTTTGTGCCAGATGTAAATTGAAAAGATCTAGTAGTTGTTGGCTCTTGTACTTGAGCTCGACAAATAAGTCCTGTTTTTTTATCAGTACAAACATTAGGGCCTGGTTGCGGTTTTGTTCCAGAATCATTTTTAGATTTAACAATTTTTGATTTACCTATTGCGTTTACGTTAATAGGATTTTCTGCAAATGTTCTAATAGCTTCTGAAACAGCCGAACGCTGAATTGTAATTCCAAGTTGGGCTGAAATAGTTGATTCAAACTCAGACGGCATATTAGTAGCGCCAAGGCCTGCAATAGATTTAAATATTTCTAATTTTCTTTCTGCACTTAGATCTTTTACTTCACCTTCTTTAGGTGATTGAGTTGTTGCTCCTGTTGCACTTTCACTAGGCTTTCCTAGTAGTGATTCTGAAGCACTACTACGCTGTGTAGGAAACATTATAATATATTGATCTACTTTATTAGTTTGTTTTGCTTCTTTACTTTTAAGCAATCTAGTACTAAGGACAGTTGATAAACTTTTGCCACCGGACTGTAATAATTCTTGTACAGTATTTCCTGACAAGTTAACATCAGTTTTGGTTGCTTGTGTTTGATCTCCAAAAGACAAATCATTATATTTTATATATGCTACATCGTAAGTACTTCCTTGCTCAGTTACATTAAAAGTACTGTTAATAACTTTAATTGGAAAATATCTAGTTGCTCCAGGAGCAACGCTTACGTTTCCAAAGTCGTCCCATCCTTTAAAGTGCAAAGATAACATCATTGGAGCATCTATATAGTTTTTATGTCCACATTTTAAAGCAGCAACTTGTAAGGTTTCGTAAAATAGCCCCATACTATAAGGTTCAAAAATCTTAAACGAACCGGTTATTGCATCAGCTTGCTTTGTTCCTTTATTATGAGTAACAATTGTTTCTATTTCAACATCGTCAATAAAAAATTCAACTGCTCCTTTACCTAATTCAGTAGCTGTTTTTACTTTTGCAGATCCAGAACCACCCGAACGACAAATAATATTTTTTGGTCCTGTTAATCGATAAGTTGCATCTGGCCTATTTATTTCGTCGACTGTTAAACAAGACAATGTCCATATATAATTAACTGACGCATATTTTTCTAAAACATTATTAAAAGGGAGCGAAGGTTGTAGGCTATTAATTTGCCTGTTTTTAATCGCGCCTGCTAACAAAGAAGCTGCTACTGTTGGTATCATTGAAGATTTAGAAGCAATTGCTCCATCTAAATCTGCCATGGATCCTTCAACTGCACTTTTAAGTCCATTAATATCAATATTAGCAGAATTTATAATATTAGACACATCTTTAGCAATTCCATTAAGAGACGTAGTAATATTACCTGCGGCTGTTTTTATACTTTGGCCTAAACTGTTTGTAATAGTTGCCAAGTTAACCCCCTAGTAATTCTGTTATTTTTGCGCCTTGTGGCAAGTATATTTTTGTACCTATATTCATATCATACACCGGGTCTTTAAGTATATTCATGTTTCGTTGTGCAAATATCCACCACAACTTAGGCGACCCATATAAATCATATGCTAAAAGATCTGGCCTATGTTGATACTGAGATTCAATTGTATATACAATGTCGTCATCATATGCAGGTACTGGTCTAATTTTTAAAAACCCTAAATATTGTCCATTGATAATATCTGTGTTTGCATATGGACTTTCGTTATTATAATTAGCCATTAAATAAACCCATCCAATCCTTTGCCGTTAACAAATGCATCTAAACTAAACTGTGCCACTCTACGTCTACTGTAAATTGGCTGAACTGTTACTGATATTATACTTGAAACAGGTACCCACGAACCGTGTGGACCAATATCTACTCTTATATAATCGACATCTGGTTCTAAGTTTAATGTAAAGTTTGTAGCTACTACTGGCACATTTGGTAAAACATAATCCCCATATCCTGTAAGTTTAACTACAGGCGGTGGTGATCCTTGGTTTGAAGTGTCACCGTATGCCATTTTTGTTATAGATCTAAGATAATGAACAGCAGCAATCCAATATAACCCTTCTGTAGCATTTTCTATTAAAAAAGGAGAAATTATAGTCATTGCTTTCGGATCTGAGTTCTGATAAGCAAAATAAGGATAATTACTATGTACAGGAGATACTTGATTATATCCAGCATCGTGTTGCATCATTATTTGGGGAGTATATGGAAAGACTAAACCATTTGTTTCAGCTAACGGAGCTAATAAAGGACTACTTTCCATTGTTGGAGGAATACTTAATTTGACTCGCCAATCGTGTTCTGCAGAAGAACTCCAAGTTCCATCAGTAAATGATTTAGGTTTTGGATTAGCTCCAGATAATAAATTTATCATCCGAGCGGCTTTGCCAAATCCTGTATCAGATAAAAAGTCTGATACATTTTGTTTAATGGTTCCTACAAGTCCTTCGCCAACATTTAAGTTAGAGCCGACAGTTTCTGCAACACTTGCTGCTGCATTAGATAATTGTCCGACTGCGGCTGCTCGAACTGTTGAAAAATTTGGTGGCATAATTTTGGATACTCCTATACATTATTTAGTTGACAAAATTAAGTACATAGTTTATAATAGAGTATAACCTGGAGATAAAATGAAAAAAGTAAATTATTTAAACAATAAAGACATATTATTAGAAATACACAAGTCAAAAAGTGCATTTAGCAGTTACACAGAATCAACGTTTCACCAATATGATATAATTTTACCTACTATAGATAAGATTAACATACGTACTATTGCAGAAGCTAAACGAAATAAAGCAAAACGATTAGGTCTTGCAGAATATAATCAGAAAAAAGCCGATGGTATTAAGGTAAAACTTGCAGAATGCGAAGTAGATTACAGGAAAATAACAAAAGAAGAAATAATTTTTAGAATTATGTCTTTTGAGCATATTCCGGAAGAAAAAGGTAGAAAGAAGAATCCTAAGACTGTAGCAGATACTAGAGTTAAACTTAACTTTCCTCCATACCAACACTATAAATTTAACGAAGCTGGTGAGTTAGTAGTTGTTGGCAAAAGTCATTGGACAGGTGGAATGGAAAACGGATATTTTTCTAAAAGTGAAGGACAAGCTACACCTAAACTTGCTAATATGTGGATTAAGTTATGTGAACGATATGCTACAAGAGGTAATGTACGCGGCTATACATACAACGACGAAATGAAGGGACAAGCAATCTTACAATTAGCACAAATTGGATTACAATTTGACGAGTCAAAGTCAGATAACCCATTTGCATACTATACCGCAGCTGTAACAAATAGCTTTGTTCGAGTTATTAACTTAGAGAAACGTAATCAAAATATTAGAGATGATATATTAGAACAGAACGGAATGGATCCTAGTTATACTAGACAACATGCAGGTGAATGGGAAGCCTATATGAAACGAGAAGCAGATCATAAAAATAAAGTTAATACTTAGATTACTGTTGACTTTATTAAGAAAATGTAGTATAATAAAATAAACGTAAAGAGGATTAAATTTGTTTAAGAAAGCTGCGGTTTTTACTGACATCCATTTAGGATTAAAAGGAAACAGTAAAGTTCATAATGACGACTGCGAAGATTTCGTTGATTGGTACATAGAACAAGCACAAGCTGCCGGTTGCGAAACCGGTATCTTTTGCGGAGATTGGCACCATAATAGAAATTCGCTTAATCTTACAACTATGGATGCTACTATTCGATGTATGGAGAAGCTAGGAGCCGCTTTTGAGCAGTTTTTCTTCTTTGATGGCAACCATGATTTGTACTATAAAGATAAACGTGATGTTAATAGTACTGCTTTTGCTAAACATATACCCGGAATTACTTTTATTGATGAAATTACCACAATTGAAGATGTAACTATTGTTCCTTGGCTTGTTGGTGAAGAATGGAAGAAACTTAAAAATTTAAAAAGTAAATATGTGTTTGGTCATTTTGAACTTCCTAGCTTTTATATGAATGCTATGGTACAAATGCCTGATCATGGTGACTTACATGCAGAAGACTTTGTTAATCAAAAATATGTTTTTAGTGGTCACTTCCATAAACGTCAGCAACAAGGAGTAGTACATTACTTAGGTAATGCGTTTCCACACAATTATGCTGATGCATGGGATGACGACCGTGGCATGATGATACTTGATAGAGAAAACGATGCCGAGCCTGTTTACCTTAACTGGACAGATTGTCCTAAATATCGTACAGTAAAACTTAGTCAACTAATAGACCCGGCTCAAACTATTATTAAAAGTAAAATGTACTTGCGTGTTACAATTGATGTTCCTATTAGTTTTGAAGAAGCTAGTTTTATTAAAGAGACATTTATTAATCAACATAAATGTAGAGAAATTTCACTTATTCCACAAAAACAAGTTGAAGAAATATCTACACAATTAGATATTCAACAATTCGAAAGTGTTGATCAAATTGTTGCTGGTGAAATAGCAGCAATTGATTCGGAAAACTTTAATAAAAAAACCCTTATGGACATTTATAGCGACTTATGATAGAACTTAAAGATCTCACAGTAAAAAACTTTATGAGTGTGGGCAACCAAACTCAAGCAGTTGACTTTAATCAACAACAATTAACATTGGTGTTAGGAGAAAACTTAGATCAAGGTGGTGACGATAGCGGATCACGTAACGGTACAGGTAAGACTACTATTATTAATGCATTGTCGTATGCATTATACGGGCAAGCACTAACTAATATTAAACGAAATAACCTTATTAACAAAACTAACAGTAAAGGCATGTTAGTTACATTACATTTTGAAAAGAATGGTGTTAATTATCGTATTGAACGTGGTCGTTCACCTAATGTACTCAAGTTCTTTGTTAATGAGCACGAACAAGAAATGACAGACGAGTCGCAAGGCGATAGTCGTAAAACACAAGAATTCATTAACGAGTTGTTAGATATGTCGCATGATATGTTTAAACACATTGTTGCATTAAATACATATACAGAACCTTTTTTAAGCATGCGTCAAAATGATCAACGTGCTATCATTGAACAGTTGCTAGGTATTACTATTCTTAGTGAGAAAGCAGAAGCCCTTAAAGAACAAACACGAAAAACTAAAGATGCTATCCAAGAAGAAACATTAAAAATTAATGCTATTCAAACTGCTAACGAAAAAATTAATGCAACGATTGAAAATTTAAAAGGTACGCAACGTGCTTGGTTATCTAAAAAAGGACAAAGTGTTAATAAACTACAACTAGGATTATCTGAATTAGAACACGTAGATATTAATATAGAATTAGAGTTGCACGAACAACTTTCAAATTGGACACAACATAATAATTCTATTTTGGCTCTTAATAAAGAAAAAAGCACGTTAGAAACTGCACAAGTACGTGCAAAAGCTAGTGTTGAAAAAGTACAAAAAGACATTGCAAACCTTGAAGAAGCTACTTGTTATACCTGCGGTCAATCACTTCATGCAGACAAAAAACAAGAAATTCTTGACAAGAAGATAAAAGAGTTGCAAGATGCAGACACATATTATTTAGAAATTAATACAAAACTAACTGATGTATTAGACGGTCTTAATAAGATTGGTGATATTAACGGAAAGCCTACTACATTTTATGAAACTGCTAAAGAAGCATACGATCATAGAACTAATGTAGATAGTTTAAAACAAGCATTAACTAGTAAGGAACAAGAAATAGATCCTTACCAAACACAGATCGATGAGCTTACTGCAACAGCAATGCAAAATATTGATTGGTCTCCAGTTAATGACCTTACAGATTATAAAGATCATCAGGACTTCTTGTTAAAGCTACTTACAAACAAAGATAGTTTCATTCGTAAGAAGATTATTGATCAGAACCTAGCATACTTAAACAACAGACTTACTTATTTCTTAGATAAATTAGGA